AGGGTGGTGCCACGACAGGGATTCGAACCCTGGACCTCAGCCTTACCAAGGACGGGTTCCACAACGGCTAGTGGCGACATTGGCGACACCAGCACAAAATGTTGGGTCGTTTCGCGACAGGTTCTCTTTTTGCCCCCGACAGGACGCGCATAATGCGCACGACCATGGTAAGCTTGGACATGGCTCAGAGAAAAGAATTCACCGACCAATTCGCGCCCGGCCAGCCCGACGATTGCTGGGAATGGACGGGCTCCAAGAGCGCGCGCGGCTATGGTCGCTTCTGTGGCAAGTGGGCTCATCGGTTGGCCTTCGAGCGCGCCAAGGGCGCCATTCCTGACGGTCTGATCGTCCGCCACTCGTGCGACAACCCAGGGTGCGTGAACCCGGGCCATCTGATTGCCGGGACGCACAAAGAGAATACCGCCGACGCGATTGAAAGATGGGTGAAGCCGCAGGCGACGAAGGACTTCGAGCGCCTCAGCTTCGCCAAGATCGCGCGCATCAAGAGCAACCCGAAGGGTCTGTCTGAATGGCAGCTCGCGGTGACGTATGCCGTCAATGTGGACACGGTTCGGAGCATCCGGGCTAGTCGCTGATCAGGGAGCGACATGTTCCGCTTTCGCCCCCGTCAGGGCGCGCATTATGCGCGGGACCATCTTCGACCATGAGCGCGGCGACCATTGCCTGAGCGCTGGCCAGCTTCACCCGCATGAACGGGCTTGGATCGCGCGCTGCGCGGAGTAGGCGCCACATTGATCGCACAAGTGTCACGTCCTCAAACAGCCTAATGGTCCAGGTGGCGCAGGCCGCGCCAGCATCCCCGGCCCGGCTCATCCTCGCCTCCCAGCAATGTTGTCTGCCGGGCTCAGGTGCGGGTAGAAGTGCTCCTGAAGCACGCGGAAGGCCGACAGCGTGTCCTCGAAAGACCGCACCTGCGGGCCTAGGCCCTGGTCCTGCGGGCGGTTCGTATCTGCGATCCCCGTCAGCAGCCGCACCCGTCGCTCTAGCTCTTCAATTCTGGCAAGAAGCGGCGCGGCGTTTGCGTTGAACGAGTCTGTGAACGGCGATCCCTCGCCATGATATCCAGGCATTTACCGCCCTCCTGCGATTGATTCTACAGCACTTTTCAGGTAGTCACTACTGAACATCGCGTAGTGCTTGCGAGTGGTCTCAACGCCGTCGCCAAGCATGGTCGCCACCTCATCGAATGAAGCGCCCCCCTGGAGCGCCCAGGACGCCGCTGTACGCCTCAGGTCGTGCCGGTGCGCGTCTTCCAACCCTGCGAGCCGGCAAGCCCTGCTATAGGCCTTCCTGACGCTCTTGACGGGCAACCCCCCCCACTCGACCACATAGCCTGATGGCCCCGCGACCTTCCTTGCGGCCGTCAGGATCGCCCTCAAGGGCTCGTTCATCGGTATGGGCGCCGTCTTCTTGTTGGCGCTCTCGCCGGGCTTGTAGCGGACCATGCCCGCTTCGAAGTCGATGCGATCCCAGGTGAGCTTGAGGATGTGCTTGCCCCTGGCCGCCGTGCTGATCGCCAGCGCCAGGAACACCCTCAAGTGCAGGGGGCTGGCGTGGAAGTAGAGCCGGGCGAACTCCTCGCGGCTGAGGTAGCGTTCGCGAGGCTGGCCCTCGCCGGGCAGATCTATCTGCGGCTCATCGGTGAGCCAGCCATTGCGCTTGCCGTACTTGAACGCCTGGCGCAGGAACCGCAGCTCCTTGGATATCGTGGGGTCCATGACGCCAGCCTTCCGGCGCTGGGCGATGTAGGACTTCACGCCCATAGCGGTGACCATAGACGGGGGCAGCAGTCCGAACTGCGCCTTGATGTGGTTTAGGCTGTTGCGGATGGCCTTGGGGTAGTGGACGCGCGGGTCTTCCTCGCGGTCCTTGAGGTAGGCGTCGCACATCTGCGCCACCGTGAAGCGTTCGGGCGGTGCGTCCTGAACGGCGAGATAGCGGGCGAGGTAGCGGCGGGCCTCTAGTTTGTCCGTCTCGCCCGTAGATTGACGATGCGAGCGTCCCGCCTCGCTCCAGATGACGTACCACCTGGCGGACTGCTTTCCGTTGATGACGGGTCGGTCAAGTCGGTAGTCTGGCATAGCTTGGCCTCGAAAGCCTGGAGCGCTGTGGGGTGGACGCGGATGATCTTCGGCCCGGGCCTGACGGCCTGCAACTCGCCGGTGGCGACCCAGCGCTCGACGGTGCGGGTTGCGACCTTGAAGTGGTCGGCGACGTCTCGGATTGTCATGTAGCTCAAGACGAGCCCTCCGGGTTGTGCGCGAGCCCCGCCAGCGGTTCGCCCTGGCGCGTGATGAACCAATTCGAATCCCTTCGATCCGGGTCAGCCTGTCTGAAGGAGGCGCGAGCGGTCATGGGGATTTCGAGGGCTTCCCGGGACCTGTTTCGCTGACACCAGAGGTGTCCGCGGCGGCGACGTGGAGCACGCAACCGAAATCCGGTGCGGTCCTGACGGCGGCGTAGTAGCTGGAGCCATCCACGCAGAACGCCTTGGCCGCTCTCAGGGCCGCCTTGCGGACCGCCTCGGCCTCTGCGTCCCAGCGGTCAACGCCAGCAGCTTGAACGGCCTCGCTTTCGAGGTCTTCGCGCATCTGAATGGCTTTGCACTCGCCAAAGCGAAGTTCATCGAACTCCCAATCCGGCTTATCGAATTTCCAGTGCGCGCAGGTCTCGCAGCGTTTCTCCCCCGATATCTCAGATAGGATGGTGTCCGCCCATTCTGTGGAGGAGCGCGAGAAATCTTCACCGCTTCCCAACCGGGCGCGCTCGATCAGTCCTGCGATCTTCTCTCTCAGGGTCATGAGGGGGGCCTGAAGCGCATTGTCGCTCATCTCATCTCCTTCCCTGGAGCTGTAGGGTTTGGAAGATTTGGTTCATCACGCGCTTCCTTGCCGGCACTCGCTTCGCTCGGACTGTGGGCGCCCCTCTCCGCTGGAGCGTCTTGATCCCAGATCGTCTTGGAATAGAGGGGGTCTTCTCCGGCCTGGACGACGCGTATTTCCCACCCACGCCGATAGCGGCCGATACGCTGGAGGATTTCCGGCGCTGGCTCGTGCCAGATCGCCTCGGCGCCCTTCATACGGCGCCCCTGTCGGTTCCAAAGGGAGGCGGCCCGCCAGAAGGCATGGCGGGGACCGGGCTGCGTGTTGGCGGGATCGCCATGCTGGTCTGCGACACATGGACCCCAGCGCTCAGACCACAGCATTCGATAGGTCTTATCGCCGACTTTGATCAGGCTTCGGCGGCCTTCATCCAACAGGATGGCGCCAGTGAAGACCTCGCCTGATGGTAGGTCGATCCTGAACAGACGCTCTTCGGGCAGGAGAGCCATTCAATGGCCCTCCGCGCTATCGGATTTGGCCGCCACAGGCGGACTACCGCCGCTCTCGGCAACGGATGAAATCTCTTCCCTCACCTCGGAATTACCTCCCCGCTCATCGTCCGTTTCAGCGTCGGATGCGTGAGGCTCGACCGCTTGCGGATGCCGATGTGCTTCTTGGCCATGCGGTCGGTCTTTGCCCGGATCGCCACGTCCTGGGCGGTCTTGGCCTGGTGGACCTTGCCGCGCAGGACGAGCACGATGTTGTCCTCGGCGTGCCGGCCGCCGTTGCAGAGCGCGATCCTGTGCTCGTAGTCGAAGGGCTCGCCGGGCATGATCTTCCGGCCGGTGAGCGAGCAGCGACCGCCCTCACGGTACCAAATTCGTAGCTTCACCCGGTCGGGGATTTTGGCGTCGTCGGTTGCGCCAGCCCAGAGCTCAACAGCGCGGCTCATTTCGGCGCCTCAGGCAGGGGCATCCAATGGGTTAGGCTCGGGCGCTGGGCGAGCGAGCCGTCCTGCCAGAGGCCGTGCTCCCACCAGACCGTGTCCAGAAACGGCCCCTCGGGGGCACCGAAATCGGCCTTCTGGGTGCCGCTGGCCAGGATCATTGTCCCGTCCTTCGGAGCCGTCTCGATGGGCCGCCACGCCGCAGAAGTCTCCGCATCGAGGCCCGCGAATACTTCCGCGCCAGCGGAAGCCTCGCCGCTGGGATGGCTCCGGGAGGATTCCTCTAAATCTGGCTTCTCGGAGAGGGCGGCTAGAGTAGCTTCTCGTCTCCAAGCATCGACTTCAGCCGAAACGCCAGATGGAACCGTCCTCAGTAGGGCCAGGGCTTGAGCATGGGCGGCTTCGGAGGATTGAAGGGCTGCGTTCAGCGCGCCGATGAAAACCATCCAGTCGCCTAGCGAGAGGTCCATGCTCGCGTTCGCCAGCCGCTCGATCCAAGAAGCCAGCGCGGGAAACCGCTCGAAGGCATCTTGGGATTTCAGTTCATCTTGAGGCGCCGAGGGGCTTTCGGGGCTCGCGGGTGCGGCGGTCATGGCCTTCTCCACTCGGTAAGGGGCGTGTCGTAGGCCAGCATCAGCGGGTGGCGTGGGTGGCCGTCTTGCGCTGTCCCGAAGCACATCAGAGCGCGCCCGGCTTCGTCGGCCATGCGGGCGATCTTGTACCAGCGACGGCGCAGGGCGGGCGGCAGCTTGGCTAGCGGTCCCCACGCGGCGATGACGGTGCCGGCCTCCGCGATGATCCTGGCGAGGTGCTGATCGTTCTCAGGGCCAACCGGATCGCGCGCGGTCCTCAGTTCCCGTACGTCCGTGGCCCGATAGGCGAACTTGTTGCCGACCATCAGCCAGCCGGCGCCCATGCGCTCGCTGAAGCCGATGACCTTGCGGATCGTCGGGTCATCCTCCTTGGCGTCGGCCGTCGAGGGGTTGACCATGATCCAGGCGACCGACCCCGCGCCGGCCAGCGCATGGCGCTCCAGGCGGTAGCGGTAGAGCCCGCAATCGGAGATGATCGCCGAGCTCACGACGCACCCCCTTCCGACTTGCAGGGACTATCGGATTTCGGCGAAGCCGTACCGCCGCTGTTGGTACGTGATGCTCCCATGTCTTCTCCCCCTTGAGCGTCGGCGGGGGGCGGGGGAGATTGGGGGG